CGAGTGTGCGGGTTCGTCGAACGGCGACATTGGATTATTACATCCAGTTTTATCTGGTAGAGGCCGGGTCATCAACTGGCGATGTATGGGACGGCCCGGCCGGCGATACAACCTATTATTGCACGGTTGACCGGGACGACGATGGTGGGGCCAATTCAACGGGCCTATATACGCTGTATGTCTGCACGGGCAATTATTACGGCGAAACCGGGGCGACTTTGCAAGACACGATGACGAATGTCTCATCGTCGGGCGAGCAGAATGACTTTCGCTACGTTTATGGCCAGCACGGCTATGGGTACAATGAAAGTTACTACGAATCAACGGGTTGGTTGGAAGACCTGGACTTGCAAGAATCCATCTCGGCCAGCCCATCAGCGTCCATCTCGGCGAGCTTGTCAGCGTCACCAAGCCGGTCGTCCAGTATCTCGGCCAGCCCATCGGCGTCCATCTCGGCTAGCCCATCAGCATCTATCTCAGCTAGTCCGTCCAGTTCAATCTCAGCTAGCCCATCAGCATCCATCTCAGCGTCCATCTCGGCCAGTCCGTCGGCGTCCATCTCGGCTAGTCCGTCGGCGTCCATCTCGGCTAGTCCGTCGGCGTCCATCTCAGCTAGTCCGTCGGCGTCCATCTCGGCCAGCTTGTCGGCTTCGCCGTCTAGATCGTCGAGTATCAGCGCCAGTCCGTCCGGCTCCATCTCGGCCAGCTTGTCAGCGTCACCAAGCCGGTCGTCCAGTATCTCGGCCAGCCCATCTGGCTCCATCTCAGCCAGCTTGTCTGCTTCACCAAGCCGGTCATCCAGTATCTCGGCCAGCCCATCAGCATCTATCTCAGCTAGTCCGTCCAGCTCTATCTCAGCGAGCTTGTCGGCGTCCCCGTCACGGTCATCCAGTCCGTCATCATCCTTATCAGGGGCAGCGAGTATTTCGGCCTCGCCTAGCCGGTCGTCCAGTATCTCGGCCAGCCCATCTGGCTCTTTGAGCCAATCAATTTCAGCGAGTCCATCCGGTTCGTTGAGCCAGTCGATATCAGCCAGTCCGTCGTCTAGCTTGTCCGGTTCGCCGTCATCCAGTTTGTCTGGTTCGATTTCGGCCAGCCCGTCAGGCTCAATATCGTCATCCATCTCAGCCAGCCCATCGGCGTCCATCTCGGCTAGCCCATCGTCATCGCCAGGCGTGGTGATAATGAGTGTGCGGCATACCGTTCGTGATATCGAGTCGTATATCGAAACCTATCAAACTGAAACGCGCCCGGCTGGCGCAAACATTACTCATTCGGGGTCATAGCTATGATAACCCTACAGTTCAATTTTCTAATTGACGACGTGATGACCGATGTCACCAGTGCGGTGTTATCTGACCCGACCGGGACCTATGGCGTCAAGCGGGACGACAATGATGCTGTGGTGGTCGCTGACGGTACAGCGATGGTCAGGATCGACACGGGGCAGTACGAATATGAGATGACCGAGCCGGTGGCTGGCCTGACCTATACGTACTATGTCGAATACGTTTATGCAGCCAATACCTATAGGTCGAGCTATACGTATGTCGATGCGACGCGCGTTGTCTCGTTGTCGGATATGAAGATGCAGCTCGCCGTGGACGGCACCGACCTGGACACGTACATCGGCGACCTTATCGATGCGGCCACGGTGTACTGTGAGAAGGCAACCAATCTCAAATTTCTGACGGAGACGTGTATTGATTACCTGGAAGCGTTTCCGACCGAGATCAGGCCAACCTTTTCACCTCTGTCTAGTGTGACCAGTGTGCAGTATGTTGATACAGCAGGCGCGACCCAGACCTGGGCCGCTGCCGAGTATGACGTGGACACCGACCCGACGCCAGGCCGAATCAAGCCTGCCTACGGCGAGAGCTACCCATCTATCCGGGGCCAGATGCAGGCTATCACCGTGACCTATGTTGCAGGCTTCGGGACCTCTGCCAGCGACGTGCCGGAGAACCTACGGCAAGCAGTCAAAATCCTGGTGACGGAATGGTTCTATCGTCGCGGTGAAGTCACCGAAGACGACCTGCCGGCCGTGCCTAGTGCAGTTAAAATCCTGTTGGGTCTATCTAAGGTCTACAGATTATGAGCCTGATAACCGGCAACTTGATAAAGCGGATTGCGTTACAGTCGTACGCTGAGACCCGAACGGCCTCCGGTGCCGTGACGAAGACGTGGGCCACCTACGATACGGTGTGGGCCCAGTTGCGCACACTGTCCGGCCGGGAACGCGACATGGCTCAGCAGGAGGCCTCGACCCTGACCCATGAGATTACGATTCGATATCGAACGGGAGTGCAACCGGACCACCGCGTCTATTACGATTCACGGTATTTCGACATCAAGGACGTTCGGAACGTGGACGAGCGTAACAAAGAACTAAGATTGCGATGCGTGGAAGTACTGGCCGGTGGTCCGTCTGCCAGTCCGAGTCCATCGTCGTCGCCCAGTAGTAGTGCGAGTTGAGATATGGCTACCGGATTTACGATAACTGGAGCAGTAGAGCTAGAGCGGAAGCTGACGAGTCTTGCCAGCAATGTTCAGAAGCGGGTGGTTCGCAAGGCGGTTCGTGCTGCTCGCGAGCCTGTACTTCGTACGGCCAAAACAAATGCGTCAGCTATTGTGGGTGGTTCGTTTGGTGCCTTGCTGAGTAGGAATATCGTATTGCGTGCCAAGAAGAAACAACAACGTGGCACGTATTCCGTTGAGGTACGAACGCGCAGCGAATCAGAAGGTGCCCCACCGGAATTCATACATACCACGAAATCCAGTCGGAAGTATTATATCCCTGCTGCGCTCGAGTATGGGCACGGATCAAACAAGGAACAAGCAGCGCGACCGTTCATGCGACCTGCGGCCAAAAGCACCGAAGCCGATAGCAGACGAATACTTGAACGAGAACTGGCTGGTGGTATCCTGCGTGAAGCTATCCAAGGGAGGTATGCCGGATGAGCGTGGAAGCGGCACTATATAAAATACTCTCGACCGACAACGCCGTGACGGCCCTGGTGGGCACGTCCAGCCCGCGTATTTATCCGCTTGGCATCCCTGCTGGCAAGGGCGTTCCTGCTGTCGTGTATCAGGAGATTGCAGGCGTCAGGCCAACCAGTTGCGGTGGGACGATGGGGTATTGTGATGCTCTGTTCCAGTTGGCGTTTTGGGACGATGAGATTGACGGGGCACGGACATTATCTGACGCCGTGCGCAATGCCCTGGACGACTATAGCGGTACGCCAGCCGGTAGCGGTACGGAGATATTGCAGGTTCGGGTAGCTAACGAGGGTGATATGTTCAATTTCAACGAAGATTCCGAGACGCTCGACCGATGTGGTAAGCGGCTCGATGTTGATATCAGTTATGTGGATTGACATGAAGCCAATACTATGAGGAGTAACTAATCATGGCAACTAGCGCAATCAAAGCCTGGGGGACAACTGTCGCGTTCGACGGTGTCACGCTGGGCGAACTCAAAGGCATCAGTGGTAGTGGGTCCAGTCGAAACATCATTAATGTTTTCACTTGTGACTCTGCCAACGAGACGGCTGACAAGATGCAGGGTGGTATCGATGCAGGCCAGGTGACGCTGAACCTCATTTATTGGGGCGCGTTGGCCGGTGCCTACGGAACGTGAAATAAGAAATATAATGGCGATTCAAAGACGCTGACGATTACGTACAGCGACGGCTCGGTGCGGTCGGGTGTGGCTCTGATCCAGAACGTTGGCGAGCCGAGTTTCGGCGACCCGGAAGGCTCAATTGTGGAGTTCTCCGTTACGTTCGACCTGTCTGGCGAAATGGAGTTTGCCGATACGGCTGGTAGTACGATAAGTGCATCGCCGTCCACTTCGCCGTCCACTTCGCCGTCCAGTAGTGCGAGCTAACCTGTGAGTGAGAAGGAGATTTGACGATGGCTCTAAGTGCCAAACAGATTCTAGCTGCCGACGATAGGCCCATAGAGGAAGTACACGTTCCCGAATGGGCGACGGGTGGCGATGACGTTGTATGCCTGCGACCGTTAGACGGCTCGGAGCTATACAAGTTCCAGACGACGCTGGCCGATGCGAAGGGTGAACTGCCCGACGATTTGATGGTCCGCGTGGTGGCGTCCTGTGCCTGTGACGAACAGGGCAACCGCCTATTCACGGCCAAGCAGATTGCAGGCTTGGCGGCGAAGAGCGGCACTGCCCTGCGGCGGCTGTTCGAGAAGTGCCAGAGAATGACGTTGCTCGACCCGGACGCTGCGGCGGATTTTCCCGAAGGCTCCGGGCCGACCACCGGAGACGGTACTGGTTCCGACTCGCCATCTACTCCGGCTACGGGCACCCGGAGCGGATGATCGCGGCGCTAGGTCTGTCGGGTAGGCAGATGCGGGAAATGGAACTCTACGCGGCTATTGAGCCGGTCGGTGAAGGCATGGTGGACTATGCGGCAAGCGACAAGACGCGGGAAGGTTTGGAAAGTGACGAGAGCACCGTGAAACGGTTGAAAGCGTTAGCTGATAAGCAACAGGCCGAAAGGGAGCACTGATGGCTCTGATATAAAATCTAGTCGCCAGATTGACGCTGGATTCTAAGGCGTTCGACCGTAACGCCAAGCGTAGCGGTGGAACGATGAAGTCGATGCAGCGTCAGTCCCTGGCCTTGCAGCGTCAGGTGGTCCAACTGGCCGGCGCCTACCTCGGCGTCCGTGGTCTGGTCGGCGTCTACAAGAGTGTCACCAACGCCGCCATGGCGGCCGAGGAGTCGGAAAACCTCTTTAGGGTCTCGATGGGCAAGACCGCCTCCCAGGCCCGGGCCTGGTCGCAGGCGATGTCGGCGGCATTGGGGCTCAATGAGTACGAGGTCCGTCGCAACGTCGCGACGTTCAACGTCATGCTGGACAGCCTCGGTTTGGGCTCCGATCAGGCCTACGAGATGGCCAAGGCGCTCACCCGTTTGACCTACGACATGGCCAGCTTCTACAACCTGCGTTTCGAGGACGCCTTCACCAAGCTGCAGGCCGGCATCACCGGCGAAATCGAACCACTCAAGCGGCTGGGCATCGTGGTTAAGGAAGAGACGGTCAAGGCCTACGCACTGAAGCAGGGATGGGTCCAACAGGGCCAGGCCCTGACCGAGCAACAAAAGATCCTCGGGCGATATAACCTGATCGCGGCCCAGACGTCCAAGGCCCAGGGCGACTTAGCAAGAACGGCGGAGAGTGCGACCAATACGCAACGCCGGATGCAAGCCCAATTTGACCAGGCCAAGATTGTCATTGGCGAGGCCCTGCTTCCCGCCCGCACCGAACTAATGACCTGGGCCGCGGGATTTCTGTCGGACAATGCCAGTGTGATCAAACGCTGGGCGTCTGACTGGGTCGAGGGCGCCGAAATTGTGCAGGGGGCGATCAATAAGGCAAGCGAACCGACGATCAAGCAACTCTTTATGTCGTTTGGTGAGAGTTCTCAGAAAGAGATCCAACGTGCCTACGAAAGCCAGGCCGGCGGCAAGTTCGGTTACCACACCATCATTGCGCCGGGCGCCATGGGCGGCGGGGCCGCCGTGCGACAATTCATTCCACCCAGGGACGAAGCGTATGCCCGCCGCCTCATGGAAAGCCGCAGCCGTCAACTCAGCAAGGTGGCGGGCATGGCGCCGGACACGGGCATGCAGAACCTGCGTAAGCAGCTCGGCTTACTCGGTTCGACCAAACCGGACGATCAATTTGCCGGCGGTCTCGACGCAATGGTCCCGGGTGAGACGGCGGCCGGCGGGAAGGCCCTGGTCGCCGCGGCCGAGAAGACGACGACTGACATCACGGCCGCCTGGCGGCGGATGGCCTCGGACATGGACCGCACCAGCCGCGAATCGTGGGAGGTGCGGTCGGCCCTGCTGGGCGCCGAGTATCGCAAATACGTCGAGATCATGGACGACAAGGCGATCGTCCTGAAATGGTTCCGCGAGCAGCAGGAGAAGCTGGCGATCGAGCGGGACCGGGCGACCGGCGGCCTGGCCGAGGGTTTTGCCGCCGGGCTCAAGGAGATGCACCGGGAGCTGCAGACGGTCGGCGAGCTGGGGGCGGACCTGGCGGTGAACCTGCGGGACGGTCTGGTCAACTCTCTGACCGATGCGATATTCGAGGCTCGCAACCTGAATGACGCCATGCGGGAAGTGGCGATGTCGATGGCGAAGATGGTGGTTCAGTGGGCTTTGAATCGTACGGTCACCAGTGGGCTCAACGCCCTGTTCCCCGTGGCGCATAGCGGTGGCGTGGTGGGTGTTGACAGTTTCCCGATGCGGTCGGTGCCGGTGGGTGCGTTCGCCGGTGCGCAGCGATACCATAACGGGCTGGG